CTAAGATACCATTTCATTTAGTTGTTCCATTTTTCGTTCCATAGGTTGTTCCACTTTTTGTTCCAAATTTAAGGCATCATTTACAGCGGATATGCTATCTTCTTTTTCTAACATTAAGTGATTGTATACTTCTAACACAACCTTTTCAGAATCCCCTACAAGACGTGCGATCATCTTTATAGAAATCTTAGGAAACTGGTAGCATAAGTTTGTGCAGTAATTGTGGCGGAAGATGTGGCTTGTTAAATCCTCAATAGGACTTTCACTGACCGCCTGCATTGCTTTTATGATTCTACCCCACATCCTGCGGAAACCAGATTTTGTCATAGGTTTGTAATCACGATTTATGAATAAGTATTTCCTGCCATCTTTTCTAAGTTGTTTTATGTAACTAGAGATTGTATCGAATACGTTATCTGGTAACGGTAATGTTCTTTCTCCGTTCTGTATGTTTTTTACTGTTTTTTTCTTTGGTATGTTGTCTGATATGTCGTGTGATTTGTCGATAGATACTGTATGTGCTTCTAGGTCAAAGTCTGCTTCTGTTAGTGCTAAGGCTTCTCCACACCGCAATCCACAGCCGTAAATGATATAGACATATATTTTATCCATTAAATTAAAATCTGCCTTAAAAACGGCTCTCTGTTCGTCTGGTGTCAATGGGCGTTTTTCTTTCGCTTTGTAACTTATAGATTCAAAGTTGTCAAATATATCTGCAAATGATTGTGCGGAATAAATGCGATCACAAACAGCAGAGTGCAGGACTTGCTTAAATGTCATAACTATTTGTTGTTGTGTCCGTGGTTTACCTTTAGCACCGTTCAGAATCAATTGTAAGTGGCTTCGCTGTATATCTTGTAGCTTAATGTATTTAATGCTGTCAAAATGGACGTTAATTACATTGTCGTACATTTTATTTGTATTGTTAGCTCTGTTAGATTCTTTATATAAGACTTTCCATTGTCTGGCATAATCAATAAATAGTATATCAGAGTCAATCATTGCCTGCCGTTGGTCCCTTAGTTGCTCAAACTCCTTTACGATTCTTTCTAAATCTTTAGAGCTTTTCTTGGACCGCAGGTGTTTGTATCGTTTTTTACCGTTATCCTTGTATGTGCCATCCCATACGTTAGTGGAATAGTAACCGTCTTTGCCTTTTTTAAATTTAGCTGTTGCCATTGTATCACTCCTTAGTTATAAATTAGTTAAAAATGGGTACAAAAATAACAGCCATGCAAGAGTGGTTTTTAAAAAGATTGAAAAATAACATAGATGTGTTACAATATAAATGAACTTTCTATAATTTAATATTTTATAATCCAACGATGTTATGGAAAAAGGAGTTACCGATTCTTATTAGTCTTCACGGTGGCTCTTTTTTTATACCCTTGCGTGACCGCACTGTTAATGATACAATAATAGTTGGTTAAGATTCATTAAATCAAAAACAGTGTTTTTGGAGACTGTACCACATTCGGGCGTGGTACGGTCTTTTTTTATTGTTATTTAACTTCCCAAGATTTACCGCAGTCTTGGCAAATTGCCATTTGTTTACTGTTAATATCTGTCTTAGATGATTTCTTTTCTTTGTATTTAGACTTTTTAGGTGTTAATGCCCACAGACCGCCAGTCGCTGCGATCATACCTGCACGTCCCAGACTGTTACCTGCACGAGTCACAACACTCTTTTTACGGACCTCAGATTTTCCCTTTGTTTTAGCTGAGTCCTGCACAAACTCATATCCTATATTCAAGCTGTGACACTTAGGACAGTATGGTGCATCCAGATAAAAAATCTTATAAAAATCTTCGGCTTTTTTGCAGTCTACCTTTTTCAAAATCTCATAGTAAGCATCCCTAGACCTGTCTTTATCCGCTTTGATTTTGCTTGCATTAAAGCCAAAATTACCGTTAAATTTACGCATTTCATAATCATAAGTTAACTGATTAATAGCATCATTTGTATAATCCAGTTTGACAATAATATCTTCTTTTGGATTCTCTTCTGCCTTATCAAAACGGCATAAATAGAAGCTGTCTTTTGCTACATAAAGTATATGTGTTAGTGTAGAAAGAAAACCACTATCTGTATATTTACCTGCTGTGATAATTAAATCACTAGGTTCATTAACAATACCTTTTTCTATAGCAATATCAATCGTTTTTTCATCAATTTCATACCGCGGAACTTCATTATCAGCAGTAGAAACAGTAGCTAATTCTTTTAAGATTTCCTCTGTTGGGCATCCACAATTTGGACAAGCAGAAGCTTTTTCAGAGAACTCTTTCCCACATTCAGTACAAGTTATTAATGCCATGTAACATCCCTCCTCTTATAATGTATAACAAGCAACGTGACAACCACAATCGCAGGCAAATCGCAGGCAAGAAACCACGTATTTATGCGGTTTTCAAGACTTTTTGCATAGTTGCATCGCAGGCAAATGACAGGCAAATCGCAGGCAAATGACATGCAAACATCAATCAACTATGCATTTTCTTTTTTAAAAGTCCAAGAAACCACGGTTTTATGCGGTTTTCAGCACCATGCAAAAAGTTTTTTTAATTTGTGATTGACAAAACAATGTTTTTAGTGTATTTTTATTTTCTTTTATATAAATATATAGTATCTAAAGACTATAGTTATATATAACCTATATAGTATTATAATAATTAATATTTATATTTAATTAAAAAGAAAAAAATAAAACAAAAAAAGAAAAAATTAAAGTCTCTTGAAGCTAACTAATCTTTCAGCATATCCAGTTAACGATGATAATTGATCAAGCGTATACCCCGGATGTTCGATAATCGTTTCATCTGGTATCAAAAGCTCCGCTGCGAATGTGTGAGCTTCAATTTCAGTTTTGTTTGATTGAAACTGTTTACCATAACTGAAAAAATAATAATCTTCATTGTGCATAATACTATGTGCCAATTCATGAGCGACAACAGTATCTCTTAGCTTATCATCCTCGATTCTATCGTTGATATAAATAAATTTCTTATCCCATATTTTCATGTAGCATCCTTGTAGTTCTCCTAAGTCTCCATACTGGATTGTTACGTCAAGGTAACTAGCAAGTAAATATGGATTTCTCGTACCGTATGTTTCAATCAAATCATTTACTGTATTTTTGATTTGATTTTTTCTCATACATAACCCTCCTGTTTATTTTTTTAGCATTGCAAGTGAAATCTCAATCTGTTTTAGCAATAAATCTATCGTATCGTTATTGACAGGTTTACCATCATAACGAACAGGTTTCATTGAGTCACTTCTTAAAAGTTCTTCAAGCTCACTGTATTTTTGTTTGAGATCGGTGTTATCTTTCTCTTTTTGTTCATCCTCCTTTCCTGTCATTATGAAATCTAATGACACATTAAAATAATCAGCTATCTTTTTTAATTTCTCAGCATTTGGCTTAGAAGTGCCAAGTTTACTTAGATAACCTTTCCCAAAACCTAAGTCTCCCTCAACTTTGTTCATAGATACATGATTGAGTTTGCATAGGTGTCGGATGCGTTCTTTCATGTCCATATTTTGCTCCTTTCACAAAATTCTGAAAAAATCGCAAAAAACTATTGACAAACTGAAAAAATCGCTTATAATTAAGATATAGCTTCTGAAAAAATCGCAAAATAATAGCGAGGCAGTTTGCTTGAATAGTTTTTTAATTTTTTGTGGTAATTAGATTATAGAATATATTCAGAACTAAGTCAATATTATTTTGTGATATTTTCAGAATAATAAATAGAAGAAAGGAGTAAAAAATGTTAATTGGTACGAAAGTAAAAGAAATCGCCAAGAAAAAAGGGATTTCACTTAATCAGTTAGAGAAAGATACAAAGATTGCCACAGGCAGTATTTCAAAATGGGACAAGATTAGTCCATCGTTTGAAAAGGTGTGCAACGTGGCAAAGGCGTTAGATATTAACGTGGATGAGTTGACAGGAGAGGAGAGCGAGTAGATGTATATACAGCCATATTACCTTGGTTTGTTCGTAGGAGCTTTTGGAACTGTTGCAGCAGAAATTGCAATTGTGCTGATTAGCAACTACAGAGACAAGAAACGCAAACAGAAGATGCAGGAGAGATTCAAGGAAGAAGAGTAAGAAAGGAGCGAGTATGAAATACGATAAGCCAATCATGAGAATGTCAGAACTCGTCAAGATGGGATTTCCAAGGTCATTCCTTGATGAAGCCTATCGAGAAAGAGGACAGGACTTTGCACAAAAAGGTCCTAAGTCCAATTCTCCCGTATTTTTCGATACAGAAAGATTTGAAAAATGGAGATTAAGGAAACTAGCAAATGAAAACCAAGCAATGCAGAGAGGAGGATTCTAAATGAAAATGGGAGCATTCATGATGGGGTGTGGACTGTTAGTCTGCGGATTAGATTTAATGCCATTCTGGTTTATGGGTACTTGCGTAGCCGCAGGACTGGCATTAATCGCACAAGAGCGTGATGGATGGAAATGAAAAAAAGCACCCAGACGTGCAGGTCTAAAGTGCTTAACAAAAAATGCATAGCAACAGTATAGCAAGAAAAGGAGATTATGACAATGATTATTACAAAAAAAGAGTTCAAAGATGCAGTTAAGAAAGTAATTATTGAAGCAGTGAAAGAAACTAGAGACCCAAACTTTACAGAAGAGGAAAATAAGGTAGCAGATAAAAAAATTGCAACAGGCATGACAGAGTTTTATAGCAAACTTATTGTAAAACTTTACGGACAAGATAATGAAGAATGGATATACAACAAAGAAGAAGTATTTGATAACGCAAATACAATCTTAAATGAAAGAATGGCGAATAACGATGCTATTGAAACCATTTTTGAAAATTTAGCATATACAGCAAGTGTGCTTAGACTTTTTGCAATGCTTAAAGAAAATGAGCAGGAAGAAACAGTACCAAAAGAATTTGATGTAGAAGAGATTCTTAAAGAAGCAAAGGAGCGTGAGTAGTCATGATTGTGACAGGCTATACAGACGAAAATGGGACAGTAATCCCAGAAGAAGATGCAACAGAATATATCTGGAAGCAGGCAAGAAACAACGAAGAGGATAAAACATGGCTACTAGAGTATATGTGGGACGTGTTTACAGGAAATCCAAAATTCAAAAAGGAATTAGAGGAACTAAAAGAAGCTCGTTTTGATGATGTATGCAGCGACAAAGAATGTGACGAGCAGGGAAACATCATTCTGTATAACGGAGAATATGAACCAGAGGGGAGATAGATAACATGGGAATACATGAGAAAATGATGCACATACAAACGACATTAAAAGCACCTAAGAATCTGTACAATTCTTTTGGAAATTACAAATACAGAAACGCAGAGGGAATCCTAGAAGCGGTTAAACCGCTTCTAGCAGAAAACAAAATGTCAATGTACATAACAGATGATGTGCAGGCGGTAGGAGATCGTGTGTATGTAAAGGCTACTGTAAAGGTATGGGACACCGAAACTGGAGAATGGGTAGAAACATCAGCACTTGCAAGAGAAGCACTGAACAAAAAAGGGATGGATGATTCTCAGATAACAGGAACGGCATCATCTTATGCACGTAAGTATGCCTTAAATGGAATCTTCTTACTGGATGATACAAAAGATGCTGATACGGACGAAAATCAAAAAGAACGCAAAGCAAGAGCGGACAAGCAGACAGATGATAACAACACAGAAGCAATCAGAGCTATGAAGATTTCAAAAATCAAACAGGACACACTATTGAGCCTGTGTGATGAAATGGCATTTGATATTAACAAGATTCTTGCATCTTATCATCATAAAGATATTTCAGAAATTACTGAGGGAGAATATCAGTATATCGTAGCAAACAAAGATAAAGCCAATGTAAGAAAGATTTGGAGCTGATTAGATGGAGACTAAAGCCAGAATCCATGATATATCCATTGATTTTGAATCTGGTAAGCAGGTTATTTCCCTCGTATGTGAAAAAGACATACGAGGGGAATATGACCGACTGAAAGATAAAGAATGTCGGCTTAAGGTTGTTCAATATCGTGATGGCAGGAGTTTAGATGCCAATGCATACTTTCATGTATTGGTTGGAAAAATCGCAGAAGTAATGGATTGTAGCAAGGTGTTTATAAAAAACAAAATGATAGCGGAATATGGGCAGTATGAAAAGATAAACGGAAAGCTGATAACTATTCCGTTAGATGATGATATAGAAGCTTACGACGTAGAGTTTTGCCACCTACAACCAACAACGCAGACGACAATCAATACTGCAGGAAAGATTTTTAGAATTAATATTGTTATGAGAGGAAGCCACACATACGATACGAAAGAAATGTCTGAATTGATAAAAGGAACGGTGCAGGAAGCAAAGGCATTAGGTATAGAAACAGCGACACCGCAGGAGATAAAAGAAATGGAAGAAAGGTGGGGACTTAAGATTGAGAAAGAAAAAGTCAATCATCGTTGATGATATGGAACATTGTAAATTATGTGGAAGTCCTTATGTAGAGATACACCACTGTTTACATGGGACAGCAAACAGGAAGAAAGCTGATAAGTATAACTTAGTGATTCCGTTGTGCCACGAACACCATACAGGCGGTAAACAATCCGCACATTTAAATGCCAGATATGACCTTATGTATAAGAAGATGGCACAAAAGGCATTTGAAGAAAAGATAGGCACGAGAGAAGAGTTTATAAAGGAATTTGGCAAGTCATGGCTGTAACATATACGATTCAAGGCAGACTGGACGGATTAAACGATTATACACGATCATGCAGGACTAACGCATATAAAGGTGCTGACTGCAAGAAAAAGAATCAAAGAATCTGTAAATACAGCATACCGTTATGGTTACGCAAAAAGAAATTAAATTTCCAAGTGATCGTTGAGATTACATGGTATGAAAAAAATAAAAGACGTGATCCAGACAATGTTGCATTTGCTAAGAAATTTGTCTTAGACAGTCTAGTAGAATCTGGAACATTCCCCGGAGACGGACAGAGGTATGTACTAGGATTTATAGACCACTTTAGAGTAGATTCGAAAAATCCAAGGATAGAAATTACTATTCATGAGGATAACGATAAATAAATGTAGGAGGGCAGTGAATGAACATAAATATAAATACAGACTGGGAATGGTATGAAAACACAAATGTATTTAGATTGTTTTACCACTGCCTGCTACATACAAATTTAGAGGACAAGCGGTACTGCGGCAGAGAAATCAAGGCAGGGCAATTTGTTTCTTCTATAACAAGAATCAGTGCAGAGACAGGCTTAACAGAATCGCAGGTCCGAACAGCACTTAAGAAGCTAAAAGATACTGGTTACATATCCACAAAAAGCACAAATAAATACACGATATACACAGTTAATGAGTACCAGAAGTACATAGATTGTGGACAAGTTGCAAAAGCAACTACTGAGGAAAACACGGTAGTTAAAAATGGAACAAAAATGGAACAACCAGTGGAACGAAAAATGGAACAAACAGAGGAAAAAGTAAAGGAAACTTGCGAAAAATCAAAAGAAAATTGCGAAAAGTCAAACAAAAAAGCAATCAATGAATGTTTTGAAAGACTCTGGAAACAGTACCCGAATAAGCGTGGTAAAGGGCAGGTATCCGACACAAAGAAAAAGACTCTGTATGAGATAGGAGAAGAAAAAATAGAAAGAGCTTTGAAAAGGTATCTGGATGATTTATCTAAGGACAGTAGTTGGAGAAAACCACAGAACGGTTCGACATTCTTTAACAGCGGTTACGTGGATTATCTGGACGAGAACTACGAAAAACCACCAGAACCGAAGCCACAGAGGAATCCTGCAAGTATCTTAGCCTGTGAAAGAGACTATGATTTTGACAGCTTAGAGATGCAGTTAATACAGAAACAATTAGAGTAAGGAGTGATGGAAAATGTATCAAATGAGTTTTTTTAGTAATGAGATGGCTTTACGAAGTTCTTCCATTACTAAGCAGACTAGAAGAGAATCACACAAAAAGGTCAACAAAGAAGCAATACATATCTTGATATTAGAACAGCTCGAATACGGAGCAATGACAGCACGAGAGATCGCAACAGTGTTGTATAAGCACAAAAAAGTGTTAGAACCGACAAGGCAGCAGGTACAACCACGGCTAACAGAGTTAGTACAGGATGGACGTATTGAGGTATGCGGTAAACGACACGACAGCCTAACAGACAGAAATGTAGCAATCTACAGAAAGGTGGCTAAAGATGGGGTATAAAAAAATAAGCAAAGATCTTAAGAGAAAAATCCTTAAAGAAGTAGAAGAAACGAAAGAGGTTACTTCTGTTGCGAAAAAATACGGAGTAGACCCATCAAGCATCTTTAAGTGGAAAAAATACGGAATCGAAGCGAAGCGGAGAGAGTACACAAAAGAGTTCCGAAAACAAGTGGTCAAAGAAAAAGTAGTTAAAAAGCTACATGTACAGGAATGTGGAGCAATTTATGGAGTACCTGGTTATCTTGTTAGATTCTGGGAAGATGAATTGGTGGAAGAAGTCAAAGAAGAGATTCGACAAAGCCGATTCAAAAAGAAGCAACATGAACGAAGATTTGTTCACGTAACATCACATTCGGGTTATTGGAAATAAAAACTAAATAATACTTTTCTGGTTTGATTCTCTGCCTAAGTATAAGTAACTGTAAATAATGTTTTTTGTATTTTCAGATTCTTCAATTTTTCCATTTTTCATTTTTTATTAGGCAGAGACTCAAGCCAGAAAAGGCTTGTTGCACAGCAGGATTTTTATATACCACACGAACAATTAAATAAGAATCCTCGCAACGTATAAGTACAATATAACTCGCTATTGTATAAGTCATGATTTCCCCTGCTATTAACGGCAGGGGAGAGAATGGACAGTAAAGGAGTAAAAATGCAAATTTATAATATAGAAACAAAAGCAATTATAAGTGGAGAAGAAATAAAAGAATTAGATGATTGCTTTATTTTGACAAGCACTGATGAAAGAAATGATATGCAGACAACTATCAGATGCTTGAAACCAACATGGAACAAAGTAATTTGTAAAGAAACGTGTTTACAGCGTATTACAAGTCAGCTAAATCAACTTACACAAAACACGGTTTTAGGAGTTGATGAGTTAAGCAATAATACAGATACACTCATGATGAGAATAACATTGAAAAATGTTAAAAACAAAAGTCTATTGATATATAACAAACAAAATAAAACAACATACATTGATTGTTGGTTTATCAGTAGTAGATTTTTAGATCAAGCCATAGAAGATTATTTAACAAATAAGGAGGATTAAATATGGGAATTAAAAATCTAACAGAAGCAGAAGAAAAAGAGTTTTACAGATTGGTTGGGAAGATGAATGGAAAAGAACCAGATAAGGATGTAAAGGTAAAGAAGCCAGAGATTGGGACGCGTTATTATTATTTGGACAGCGTTGGAGACATTGTAAATGCAGTTTGGGATGATACCGAATACGATAATACAAGATGGGATCTTGGAAACGTATTTCTGACAGAAAAAGAAATAGTATTTGCTATAGAGAAAAGAAAAGTAGAAGTTGAACTTGAACGGTATGCAAAGGAACACAATGACCCAACACTCGAAGCTAGTTATTTCATTTTGTATGATGAATACAATGAAGAACTTGATTATGATGTGTGGGCCGATTGCAGACCACAGGGAGCGGTGGTATTCGCATCAAAACAACTTGTATTTGATGCGATCGAGTCAATAGGAAGAGACAGAATCATTAAATACATCTTTGGGGGGGGGGTAGAAAGTGAGGGAGAGGAATGAAATTAGAAGAAGCTATTAAGCACGCAAAAGATGTTGCAACAAAGAAATATAGACAGGCTATGTTACATCGTGCAAATGCAGAAGATGAAAAACTTGACAGGTGTATTGAATGTATGAAAGAACATGAACAGCTTGCAGAATGGTTGGAAGAACTGAAAGAGTTGAGAGAATACAAGAAAAAGATGAAAGCACAGTTTCTTGATGATATTGAGAATCCGTTGGAACCAATTAAGCTAAGTAGTGCGTTAGAATCAGAGATATTTAAGTATGAGTATAGGACAGAACATGATCCACAAAAGATTAGCCCTTTAGATTATACAATCATATATGCATTAAAACATTGTTTGGAAGAACAACTGAAAGGGGTGGAATAAGATGAAGATTAATGCAAAAACACCAAGTATTAAAACATACACATTAAGTCATTTCAAGATTGGAGAGGTGTGTATGGGCGTAAAAAATGAACATTATTACCTTGTGGTTAAATCAGAAAAAGAAAAGAAACAGCTTGTTGATTTGACAGAAAACGAGATTATAAGAGATGCAGGATACATGAGATTTATACCTGCGACAGCAGAACTTAATATCAAGGATGTGGGGTAAAAGAAAAATGCCAGTAGCAAGATGTAAATATTGTAATAGCTTGTTATTCAATGAAGATGTTGGAAGAGAGTATATACAAATAAATTCAGATATGAAAATACAAAGCAGTTTTATTTGTCTTAAATGTGAAATGGAGTTAAGAAAAGAAGATTTCTTTGAGCCATACAGAAGCATGATGAAGTAAAGGAGTATCAATGGACTTAGAACAAAAAGCAATAGAAAGAATCAAAACAGCATCAGAAATGAGTCTTGAGCATTACAAATAACCACTTATCTGTACATACAGCGGTGGTAAGGATTCAGATGTATTATTAGAGCTATTCAAACGTTCTGGAGTTCCTTTTGAAGTACAGCACAGTCACACCACAGCGGACGCACCACAAACAGTGTGGCATGTCCGTGACAATTTCAAGAAATTGGAAGAGGGGGGGGATAAAGTGCAGTATTAACTATCCAAGGAAACCAGACGGAACCAGAATCACGATGTGGAATCTTATTCCTAGAAAACTTATGCCGCCTACACGGTTAGTAAGGTACTGTTGTAAAGAATTAAAAGAAACAGCAGGCATGGGAAGATATGTGGCAACAGGTGTTAGATGGGATGAAAGCACAAAAAGAAAACACACGCGATCAGAATTTGAAAAGGTAGGGGAATCGGTTAAAACAAAGGAATTATTTGACGATTCCGTGATACTCAACAATGACAACGATTCTAAAAGAAGAATCACAGAATTGTGTATGCAGAAACACAAAATGATAGTAAATCCAATTGTTGACTGGAAAGAGGAAGATATATGGAACTACATAGACCAAGAACATATATGCACTAACGAACTGTACCAATGTGGTTATAAAAGAGTTGGTTGTATTGGTTGCCCGATGGCAGGGAGAAAAGGAAGATTAAAAGAATTTTACGATTTCCCAACATTCAAGCTAAATTACATCAGAGCATTTGACAGGATGTTAGAAGCAAGAAAAGCAAAGAATCTTTCTACACGGTGGGAATCTGGGGAAGAAGTGTTCCTGTGGTGGATAGAAGATAAGAATGTAGCAGGGCAAAGAGAATTTAAGGTAACAGAAAATGGACAACTTATGTGGTAAAGGAGTGATAACATGAGCTACGCATGGGCAGACGAACCATATAGTAATAATTACTGGGGAGATTTTAATACAATACAAGAATGTATTGCAGATGCTAAAGATATGGGGCGTAAGGCAGAAACAGCAATTTGGATTGGAAGAGTAGAAGAAACGGATATAAGACGGGTAAACCTAGCAATCATACTCGACGATTTACACAATGCTGTATGTGACGAGGTTGGAGAACTTGCTGATGATTGGTATATAGAAGATATAGAAAACGAAGAAGCGTATAAAAAATGTGAAGAAGATATAAATGATCTGGTTGTTAAGTTCATCGAAGAAAACGGCATGAAACCGACCTTTTCAAAAGTTACAGATATAAAGCCTTACTTTGTTAAATAGGAGAAAATTAACATGGATGTTATTAAACAAATAGATTACATGATTGCTTGCCTAGAGATGGCAAAAGAAGAAATCAACTATAAAAAAAGATATGAAATGAAAATAAAAATGAGAGAAGATAACGACTGGAACTGGTATGAGAGAAATAGGACACCAAGCAATACACTTATCAAAGAGAATCTTAGAAACGTTGGTAGAACAGGATTCAAGCTTGCGAAAGATTTAGAGGTGGGAGAATGACTAAAAATGAAACAATAACAATAAATGAAATAATAACACAGAGATTTCAAAGCCACTTATATAATTGCATAAAAGAGTCAAATATTCCTGCTATGCAATTAAGCGTAAGTTTCGACAGAGAAAAGGCATATATAAAAGACGAAATAACAGGACGTATCGTTGGAGAAGTTGATATGAAGATTACTATAGAACGATATGAACCTAAAAAAATGACAAGAAGTGAAGTGAAAAAAGCTATAGTTGCTTACTGCGACCCTGTTGGCACACCATGCAAAGAATGCAAATGTTATAAAAAATGTGTAAAAAGGATGCCGTTTGAATGGTTAAGTAACGAGGGATTACAAGAATACTATGAATTTTTGTATGGAATCCAAGTGGAGGTTAAGGAATGACAAGAAAACAGATGATAGGTACATTGAATAGTTATTGCGATAAGGTTGGGTGCAGTTTGTGCGAATTTCGCCGTGATGATTGTTCGAGTTTTTCTTCTGCTACAGACGAGGAGCTGAAACGATATGTGGAAAGAATTGGTGGAAAGATTATAGACACGGAACCACAAAACGTATGTGAATTGGCGGGAAAGAAAATGGAGCAGGTAAAAGTTTTGAAAGAAGTAACAAGAATGATTTATCCTAACAGGATGGAAGAAGTGATCCCGATAAAAGAATTTGTGAAAAATATTACAGATAAAGGATATAAAGTAATGGTTAGAAGAGAAAATGTTATCGGTGGAAAGTATGACGTTGTTATTTATGAAGAAGAGGAGCTGAAAGAATGATACTAAAAATCTTACTTGTTATCATCGGCATTATCTTAGGACTGGTGAGCAGTGGTTTCTGCCAGTCCGCTAAAGCAAGAGATACGATCACAATGACGTTAGAAGATTATGAACACATGGGAGAGATATTACACAGTCTGCCGATAAGAGAACGGCACAAAAGCCTTAAATGGAAAGACGTGGCGTTATACAGGTGTCCTAAATGTAAAAGCTATGTAGCAGAATGGACAGAAGTTTGTGAGTGTGGAAATCGGTTAGACTGGGGAGAAAGTGAGGACTTGAGTGTTAATAAGAATTAGTGATGCAAAGGTTATCAAGTTATAAAGGAGTGTTATAAATGAACGGTAAAGAATATCAAGTAAAGGCAATGCGAACTAATGACGGATTGGGAATAGAAAGAATAATGAATATGGCTGATAATTTAGAACAGGGAGTAGAGGACAACGTACCAGACACAGGCATTGACTTGGGCGGAATTATTAACGGCTTATTCGGATTATCTGGAGAAGTTGGAGAGTTTACTGACATGGTTAAAAAATGGATATTCCATGAAAGCAAGTTTGACGAGGAACACGCAAAAAAAGAACTTGGGGATGTAATGTGGTATGTTGCTATGATTTGTGAATCATTTAATTGGTCGTTGGATGAAATTATGCAAATGAACATTGAAAAATTAGAGAAACGTTATCCAGATGGATTTGACGTTATCAAAGCAAACAACAGAAGTCCAGAAGATGTATAAAGTGGGGGGCGTTATTATGAGAGGGAAAGATAATCCGTGCTATGGGTGTACAGAAGCCACAGGAAGAGCTTATAATTGCCATACCCTATGTGACGGCTATAAACAGTTTCAAGACGATTGCAAGGAAGAGAAGAACGTTATCAAAAGGAAAAATCCTTATTATAAGTCGTTATCAAAAGAAAAATTTATGAAAAGAAATGCTTTAAACAGGAACAGGAGGGGAAGAAAGTGATTAGTACAGCTAAAGCAATAAAGAAAACTAGAGAAGCACAAGGAATGACACAAAAAGAACTTGCTGAAAGATGCGGTTATACAGTCACTGATATTAAAGAATATGAACTTGGGGAAAAAGAACCAAAACACATTAATCTTATGACTATAGCAGGAGCATTGGGCGTTACGATGTATGAGATGTTTGAAAGAATGGAAGAGATTGAAGAACCAGAGAATCTAAATCTTGATGTTATCAGAAACGCACTAAGTGCCCGTAAAGCTATTGTAGAAACACCATTGGACAAAATAACAGTGATGGCATTTGAAGAGCTTATACAGTACAAAGAAACAGAATTAACACCCAATCAAATCAATGGGATGAAAAAAAGACAAGAAAAAATTGATCTCATGGCAATTGAATATGATAATATTTGCGAGAAATATGACAAACTATACGGAAAGGAGCAAATGTGATGTATCAGCAAGAAAAAGAAACACGATTAGATATTGATGATGTCAGAAACGCACTAGAAGCTTATGAAGCTAATATTGTAACACCGTTGGACCGTGTTATAGTGAAAGCATTAAAAGAGCTTATAGAGTACAAAGATATAGGACTAATACCGCAGGCAATAAAAGATATGGATAAGATGTATTTAGAAAAGTGCCAACAGGTTAACAGGCTAACGTGTACCTGCGAAATGTACGAAAGGATGGCTAAAAAGTGAGCAATATATTATTTATAGTAATGTATGGTATTGCAGAAACATCACTTGGACTATGTGCAGCGGCAACGGTTATATATTTAGGAATTTTTGGTATTTGTCTGGTAAATAGTAAATGGTATGAATTTAAAAAAGATAAAAATACACAAAAAGTTTTAAAAATTGCAATGTTATCATCTTATGTATGTGTGTTATCAACTATATTTTGTGCGATAATTGCAGGATTTAAAGGAGTTTAAAATGAATAAGCAATACTTATATACCCTATGTACATTAATACCGCCTATGGATGATTACAGCGGTCACAATATGTATCTATGCGGTAAACGTGACGGATTCAACGAGTGTGTACGGATACTAAAAGATAATTTAAAAAATACAAAAGAAGAAGCAGAGGACTAAACCCAATGTCATTAAGTTAACATTGTTCCAACAATGAAACCGCAAGAGCGATTGAGAAATTATTTTCTTCAATCGCTTTCTTTTTAATTTTAGACATCACAATAAGACAGATCTAAGTCTGTCTAAAATTGGTTTTCAATTTCCAATTATTATGCTACTCTATATAGGAAGCCACAAAATCCCTTTTCTGACCGTTTCCGTGTATAATGTCTGTCTGGTCTGATGGGAATCAGATTCTTTGAAATTATGGCTTCCAATCCGGGTGATGTCGCTTTTTCATAAAAGAATAATCTGCACACATGAACTGCCACGGAAAAGTTTGCTTTGTATGTATATAATCTTTTCTTTTTGCTAATGGCTACGTGTGAGGTAATCATTTCAGAAAAGTTATATATGATTAAATGTGCGTAGATTTCCTGATGAATGCACATCACCTTTTTTGAATGAAAATTCAACATTCCAACCGTATATTTCAAATCTCTGAAAGATGTTTCTATTCCCCAACGCAGCGCATACAGTCGTTTCAATTCTTTCGGAGGATATTTATTCACATCCAGACTTGTGAGTATCGTTTCATAATTTCCCGGTGTTATTTCAAACCTTACAATTCTGAAATTTATCTCATAAAACCGTGTCTGTTCAGATTTTTTGGAGTGTGAAGGCAGAAAATCAAATGTCGCTGAACTTGCAATATAACGATAATGATTTTTATCCTTAAGCAATTTCTTTACATCATTTGTCTGTTTTCTGGTAAGCTTCAATGACACGTCAAGATCAAATTCATTTCTCCTCGGAAGCTCAAGTCCCATTTTTATGCCATTACGTCCATCTTTTATGCGAATAAGAAAAAACCATCCTTTTTCCTGTATATGAGCCATGTCATTGTAAGATTCATATCCTCTGTCAGCAATCACAAGAGCCTTCGGGATTTCAGACCTGTCAACCATTTCATTCAGAGCTCCATGTTCATTTTGGCTTTTTGCAGCCTGAATTATTGCGTCAGTGTAAACATGTTCCTCCAGATCGTACAATGCATTTAAATGTAAAAGATTAAAGGATTTTTTGTCTATGGAAGTGGAAATGTGTGACGTCTTGTCTTTGGGATTTGTTTCAATCTGAATATCAGAGCCATCAACTGCCAGAATTCTCATTTTGTCCGCCGATGCCAGTATCCTGCTCATGAATCCATCAAACACGGCTTTTAGTGCCTCTGGTCTGATTTTTGTGCGCTGCTGCATAAATGCCGATGCAGACGGCATTTCACCGGAAGCCTGAAAGATGTCAATCAATTCATTTGTAATACTTTTGCTTCCCATTCCTATGATGTTTTTCAGCATTAGTTCAAATGGTAGTTTGCGTTTTCTGGAAAAATCATGTTTGGGATCATTGCAGTATTTTTCATAGTTGATAGACACCTCGTGAATTTCAGATAATAAAATTTCTTTAATTTGTTGTGAATTCAT